CAGGTATGTTAATGACAAAGCTGGACTCATATATGGCAAAGATTACATATGCTACTCAAAAGGAGATGACTTCACAGTACAATATAAACCTTATATATCAAAAGAGCAAATAGATAAAATTTACTACAAATACTTTGTACCTAATATAAAAGATCTAAGCAAACCAGACACTAGGACATATGGACTTGGTCAAGTCTTAAAAATGCTAGATGAAGGTCAACTAGATAGCATCAAATTTTGTTCATTAAGGGCATGGTATAAAAATAAGGATGAAATAATCTTAACTAGAGATCCACAAAAATTTTTCAATTTATCAAAATACAGCAGAAAAACCAAAATAATGAATAACTACGCGGTAGCGCAGTATTGTTATGACCAGGCAGATGCATTATTATCCTCTTACCGTGGCATTAAAATTTTTGATGAAATGGCACAATGTTATCTTAAAAAGGCACATGAATTCATACAGAGGATAGGTCTAGATGTTGAAAAACAGGCACAAAGATTCTTCAAGAAACAGCTGAAAAGGCAAAACCACTTAAACAAAATTAAAAATCTATACTCACAATATGAACTAACAGAAACTGACATAGAACAATTAATATATAATATTAAATATAGGGATACTTTCTATAAAATCCAAGAGGACTACTGGAAAACAATTCAATCTATGGAACGAGTCCTAACAGAAGAACTATCTCCTGATGAATTAGAATACATAAATCAGCAAATAGACAAGGAGTTTAGTGTAGAAGAATTAAAATCTACACTGGGGCTAAATAATGAAAACTAAATCCAACAACAAAAACAATGGTGTACGCACCAAACAAACTAAAAATCCTAAAAGAATCAGGAAAAGAATCAGGAGAATAAGAAAAGCCAATAAAATGCCAGCAGCTTATGCTAAAGGTACCCCTAAAACATTCAATACCATAACAATGAATGGTACCACCGCAGTAATAGAAGGGTCTGACTTGATCTACAAAATACCCGATAACCTTATATCAAATTCTGGAACAAATGTAATAACAGTAATTCCAGCCAATCCTGCTTACTGGACAGGAACCAGGATAGCTGCAATTGCTGCAGGTTATCAAAATTACAGACCAGTTAATTTCACAGTGCATTATGTACCTCAATGTGCAGTAACACAGCAAGGAAATGTGATAGCAGGTACTTTATGGAATGAAGTCCCCACAGCAGAAAACTTACAACAAACATTAAAAACATCAAATGGAGGTATTCTTACACAATGTTATAAACCTGCTACATCAGTAATAAGGATGAAATCAAATTTACAGTTTAACTTATTCAGAATGGGCGGCAATATTGACCAGCAATCAAATCCATTCATATATATGGCTATGCAAATAGGATGCTTTAACTCAAACAATCAAGCCATAATACCGGGATACTTCTATATCAAATACAGGTATATTTTTAAAAATCCAATTGGTACAGGAGTAACCTATGCCAATTCAGGTTTAACAACAATAGGGACTAGGACTTTTTACGCTAACGCAGTGTGTTACGCACTACAAACTATAACATTAAACTCGGTACCTATAGAAATAGGCTCAAGAATTGACATTGAAAAAGCAGATACAGGTTATGACTACTACTACAATGGCACCAAATTAACAAATACACTGACAATACCGGTATGGATATTGCAGAATCAACCTGT